GCCAATTCAGCGTTAAACGGAATCATCTCAATATATATCTCACTGGTGTTCTTGTTCAGAACAGTGAACACACATGGGTTTTCGGACAAATCCATATAAGCCTGATAGAGAGCGACCTGTGCTGCATACACTGGATTAGCCTCTGCCACGCCTTTACGAACAAATTCATTAAACTTCTTTTCGTTAGCCGACTTGCATTCCCACAACATGGGATATGACAATGGCAACGGGCCAGCACATATGACCCCATCAATATGACCCCTGACTTCACCGCCAGCAGTCTCAAATCCAAATTGTTCGCCTTTTTTCTCTGTCCGCAAATCAAAACCAGCATCACGGAAATACATAACCATCATATCTTCAATGGTATGTCCAAGTCCGAATATCCTTAATGTCTTTGCAGGAAATCCCTTACCCTCATCAATAGGCTGATTCATGTAGCGATATTGTATCTTTCTGGCACATGGATCTCCCAGAGAGGATGCGCCAAGATACTTGCGTCTTGGCTGCTTGCTCTCTTTTTCGACAATAGCTCTATCAAGCTCTTTGATTATATTGTCAGCGTCAGAAGGGGATGTCGTAGAGCGGCTCTCTTGTTGATGGGCTGTACTTGTTAAAAAGTTCTGTAAGGTATTCTTCTGTGTAGACATCTTCTAGCCCTTCTATTTCTTTCATCACAACCATTATTGCCACTACTTCATGCTCTTCAAGGTCAGCAAACTTCTTGCCCCATCCAATCTTCCCGAACAATTCTCCGGCTTTTTTTAATGCACTGTCTCTGGAGTCCCTTCTCGTATCCACTCTATTATCTCCTTAGATAAAGGACCGTAGGTACATACATAAACGTGATCTGATCCTTGCACATCTACCTCGACTACCGCCCCTTCAAAAATTTCTTCCTTATCTTCAATTAGTTTATAAAGAAGATTTGTGATTGCCTCTTGAAACTCATCTTTATCATCAGATCTCTCAAACAACACGAAATAACTTGCTTCAAGAAAATTATCATTCTCAAACAATAACTTTAATTTTACTTCACCACGGTTCATGCGCTTTTCTTCTCTGCAACTATGTTGTAAACAATATTGTCTATAAATCTCTTATTCCAAACATAATTGAGCATACAAGCAGCTCTGTATTTCGTCCAAGAAAAATCTAGTGCGCTTACTTTTACGCCATGTTGTGCCAATAGATCTCTTTGTTTTTGACTAGGAGAATCATTCAGCCAACGCTTTGTTTTGTTTGCGGTATCACCAGACTCGTTCTGCCTCATGAAGTCATCAGCCGCCGCCATAACCTGACGCTTAGTGCCGATGCTAATCACTCTGGTTTTGCCTTTGTTCTTCTTTACAATAGCCATGCAAAGGCCATCAACTTCGGCAATAAGAGCAAAGCCATTAAACCCTGACGCAGACAAACATGCGCCTGTACCAAACAAGTCTATCCAACGAAACGGTGATCTGTTCATTAGATCGACCTCAGTAAGAATAAAGTCCTCTAAAATTTCTACCTCTGGTCTTTCAATCTCATGACCGCAGATAGGACATTCACGCACGTTAAGAGGGATCTCTGACTCACAGTTAGAACAAATCTTAACAGGAGCCTCGCCACTACCGCTTGCCTGTTGACCATCAAGATCAACAGCATCGTCAAGTGATCCGTGCGTCAACACAGACGTACCAAAGTCCATAACGATACAATCTGATTTTACCACGCCCGGAAATTCTTCTTGGTCTACCGTGCGTAAGCCTCGACCAATCATCTGCACCATAGTGGCTTTATAAGAGCAAGGACGAGTAAGAACTATGCAAGATACAGGAGGTGAATCAAATCCTTCCGTAAGAACAGCTACGTTAACAACGACTTGAATATTACCGTTACTTAAATCTCTCAATATTTGTTCACGATTATCTTTATCTGTATTGCCTGTGACCATTGCTGCATCAATGCCATAGCTTACAAATTCTTTACACAAATCTTCGGCATGCTTGATGGTAGAACAGAATACGATTGTCTGACGATCACCAGCCTTTGCATCCCACTCCTCAACCACACGCTGATTGATTGCGCGGCGATTCATGATGCTCTCTACTTGTGCCATATCAAAATCAGATATAGCTTTGCGTACCTGACGCAATTCGTCCTGCACACCAACATCAATCACATATGTCTTGGGAGGTACGAGAAAGCCCTCGCGTATCAATGTAGAGATTTCTATCTGATGGCTACAGTTCGTAAATACATCCCGTAAGCCCTTCTTGTCACCTCTGTTGGGGGTAGCGGTAAAGCCAACGATCTGCACCCCCTCATTGGCCTTCTTAGCGGCCTTAATGATACGTTGATATGTATCCGCAACGGTATGATGCGCCTCATCCACCACGATTAAATCAACCTTGGGCATATTGTCCAAGTTCTTCTCACGGGATAGCGTTTGCACCATTGCAAATACGGCGTCACCAGACCAATCTTTTTGAACAGCATTTACTTCACTGATATTCAAAGATGGATTGACAAGGTTAAACTTGTTTGAATTTTGTGAAACCAATTCGTCACGATGCTGTAAGACAAGCACGTTTTGTGAACTTTTATGACGTTTGCCAACCAGAGCAGAAAGCATGATTGTCTTTCCGGCTCCAGTTGGCGCAACAACTAAAGTGTTATTGTGCTTATCAAGTGCATCAGAAGCGTCATTGATTGCAATCTTCTGATACTCTCGCAGGATCATTGTCTAGCCCAACGTATACCTGTGAGAACGTGATGCCTTCTCATAGTTTTTGTAGACCTTATATCCGGCCTTCCTGATAAGAGTTACCTCTTGGTAGATAGAACCTTTGCTCTTGCCTGTAGACTCTGCGGCCTCCGCAACAGTCACGCCCTTCTTGCGTGACATAAGACGAAGTGTCTTAGCACAAAACGCAGGAACCTCTCTATCAAAAGGGACATCAGTTTTAATGGGGGACTTGACGGCCTCGGCGTCCCCCGTACCGAGTTTAGCGACCTCTGGAGGTTTGCCGCTAATAAACTGCCACAATGATGTTAACGCGCCCATGATGGTGCTACCCCCGCTGTTGCTGTAGTCGGTTGAGATGCAGGGGCTTGAATCACTGGTGCTTGTGCAACAGGTGCTACTTGTCCTGTATTTGGGATATAGTTAGGCGAGTCTGGTGTCAAGACAGTCTTGATCTTATTGCGATCAGGATAACCGTCACGACCTTTCTCAACACCCAACGTGCAAGAAACGGTCATGCCATTAAGCATATGCACACCTTGAATAGACGCACGTTTAGCCCTAGCATCTTCACTCTCATCTTTGGGAGAAATTCCAAAGCCACTATCAACCATTTGTTTAATGGTGTTCAAGCCAATCTTTCTTGCCTTAGAAATGCCATTTTCATCTTTGGCATCACCATCAACAAAAATATTCTGCCACACTTTACGCTTATCAAAGCTACCGCCAACGATAGTCAATTCAATAGGCAACCACTTTGCACTGGTTGATTGCGACTGTTTAAAGTAGGTGCCAGCACCATACTCTGGAATCTCAATATCACCGCCTGACAGTTTAATAATACCGCTTACCACGGTGCCGTCAGGAATAAGTTCAAAGTCTCCACTGCCACCCTCCATGGGTGGTACGTTATTTAGGTCAAGCATCCGAATTTTCCTCTTCTTTATTATTGACCGTTGCTGGATTTACAAACTGCATGGCTTCTGGTCTTGGGCCAGACATTTTCTCAAACAGTTTGCCAAGATGCGGTTCTTCTATTTCGTCAAGTCTTCCGCTTCTATCTTTAGCAGGATAACCCCACTTGTTTAATGTGCCGCAAACAAAAGCCCTAAACATAGAGCCGTCATCGGCAGTGAGCGTTGTCATTGTGATTAGTTCGTCCACAATTCCGGGCAACTCACGACCCGTCTTTGCACCCTCAATCTGAAGATCAAAAGTAATGCGTCCATAATCGTCAGTCTTCTCATCAAGAATACCGACAAAGATAACATTCTTTTCACGAATATGTTGAAGGTGAGTTAACCATGCCATCATCTCACGACCTTGCGCCCCATACACTGCACGAGTGTCTAGCTTGCCTGTACGGTCTGATCTGGCATCTGGCGAGTTTTGGTTGTGTGAAAAGCATAGCCGTCCTGCGACAGTGATACTGTCAATGAAGATAGTATCGTACTTGGATAGCACAGCCGCAGGATCACCATAGGTCTGACACACATATTCATGGTGTGCTATTGAGTATGGCGAGTCTTCACTTAGCGCAGGATTACCGCCCCCAAGGAAGCATGCAAAGTCTCTGCATTCCTGCCATGTTCGTGGCCTGATTACATCAACTTTACACCCTTCAATAGCGGCATCACCAGCTTCCAAGTCCATGAACAATGTCTTTTCCATGTCCAAGGTGCGAACAAGAGAAGTTTTGCCCACACCAGACTTGCCAGCGATCACAATCTTGTGACCGCGCTTCTCGGCAAGCCTCTCTTCTGCGGAAATAATCTTTAACATTAGTTGCCCTCCATTTTCTTAATATCCACAGTAACGCCTTGCAGAGATACAGTGCGAGCTTCTGATAAAGATGCTCTTATTTCTGGTGGGGCGTTTTGAAATTTGGCTTCTGCGACACTGTATTTAACAGTGGCGAAGTGCCGTGCTGTATCTGGATCCATGCCATTAAGAGCATCTACCAGTTCGTCTTGATCCCAATCGACACGCTTGCGGTAATCAAGAGTGACCTTGTAATCACCGCTAGTCATACTGGTCTGACCAAAATCCTTACCCTGTTGGGCAAGCTGCATTTGGGCAGTATCCTCAAACATATCTTTTAGGGAGTTGTTCAAGATCTTCAGTTCACCCTGAAGGTCTTGGATTTTAGATTTGATCTCTTCGCGCTTGTTGTAAAGAGCGGAAAGATCGTTTGGATTGTTGATAGCGTTCATCTAAACCTCCATGTTCAATGTGTGTCGCTAAACATGAACGGAAGGTATACATGCAATCTTTTCAAGTCAAGGGTATTTTTAAAAAATTGTTTTTATTTTTTTTAGAAAGGTAAATATCTATATCAAAAACGGCCTTCATCAATTTCTTTTTTAATTTAAATTCAGGTGTTTCTACGCCCTTGGCATCTTCGACTATTTTAGTTTCATTACCGTACTCATCTACTTGCACATATCTAAAATCTGCAACGTACTTACATATCTTCATATCGTTCACTAAGATGTCATAAGGTATCTGGCGCTCTAGGTTCACGACATACCCAGCACGTTCCATGGCGGTTAATTCACCCCATCTTTCTGCCTCCCATTTAGAATCAAACGTAATGCCCATGAAAGTGGTTTTTCTAGCGCCGTACTTGCTCTTGCGTTTATGGGTGTACATGATAATATGCCTTAAATTATGGGTTTTCATGGGAAATTATAATGACTGACACAAAAAGATACAAGTCTGTTGCGGTAGATTTACCAACATATCAAAAGTTAGAGAAACTTGCTGGGGATGAACATAGGAATGTGCGTCAACAAATTAGCAAGATAACTGCTGACGTATATGAGAGCAAATATGCGGGTAAAGGGCTGGGGTCAACCACAAGCATGACCGATGCTGTGTAAGTATGTTTTGTTATTGGTCACGCTTATTACTCCCACTGAGTATTATATAACACCAATGACTGATGCAGACAGCATGGAAGAGTGTCATCAAAAATCAATATTGGTTGATCAAAATATTGACCGTAAGATCAATCAGGAAATGTTATGTGTTAAGATGGATTGTGAGTATGGGCTTTAAGCAAGCTCTCTCATACGAGCCACTAAACGCTTGGCGCGGTTGGTTACTTGATCGTACCAGCGGCTGTCTACCATCTCATCTGCTGCCTTGTTCCAATCACGAGCATCAACTCCGGCCTTCATGCCCTTGAACTTGCTAAGTCTGGGCCTACCCATGTTGAACATCATGTTAGCTATAATGTGCTGGCACTCTTCGGGTAAGTCATCAAAGTCGTCATACAAAACGCGGCACTCATCCAACGTGACGGCAATGTCCAAGTTGAACCGCTGACGCACACGCTCTTCATCTACAGGTGTACCCACAGGCTGACCATATTCGGGGTCACCTTCCTTCACCAGCGCTCCGATTCCGAACGTGGGTAGACCAATATGATCTAAGTACACCTCAAATTTACAGCCCTCGTCTTCGGCTATTTCTTCGCGCAATTGTTCTTTGTTCATTTTATTTAATTCCTAACAGTCCAGCCGTTGAGCCTCTAATGCCTAATGCTTGAGCTACGGCAGGGCTTGCTGCTGCTTGCTGTCTAATTGTATTAGCTCCTGTTGGAGCGCTTGATTGCGTTATATCCACAGAAGCAAGATCAGATGCTAAATTAGGTTGAGACATTTGATTTTGCATTGTGGACAATTGTTCGCCCAACCCAGAGCTATCAACAACAGAACGAATTTGTCTATCAGCTTCACGGACACCTTCTTGAGATAATTGCCCCGGAGATTGTTTAATCGCCGTTCCTATTATTTTTCCAAGAGCCGAAGCCCTGTCTCGCGTTGATAGCTTTCCACTTAATCTTTGATAATCTCTTAACACAGATTTATAGACAGGAGCATGAGTCAATAAGTTAGCAGTTACTGAAAGCCTAATAATGTCCATTATATTCTCTAATGGACTAGCGGCAATATTAGCCGCGATCAAATCACCGCCGTCAACTGTTCTTGCATTAAGTTCTAATATACGTCCAAATTGAGCCATATCATCAGCCATTTCTTTCCCGTAAATAGCTGTTAATCTTCCGCTTTCTGAAGCTTGCACAAGTGATTTGGAAAACTTTTTCAAAGACTCACCTTTAATTAAAGCATCTGATCCAAAGTCATCTAATATGTTAGTCATAAAAAATTGACGAACTTGCTCTTTGCCAGAGTCATCAAGAGAGTTCATAACTTTTGTAATGTCAGCGGCTTTAGTGCTTGGAGTAGCAATAATTTGAGCAGCTTCTAAAGGATTTATAGCTTCGTTATTGGCAATTGATTTAAGTAAACTGCTTTGTTCAAATTGAGCTATCTGCGTTTGAGTTCTTTTTATTTCTTCTAAAGCATTTTTTATGCCCACAGGTGCAGCATCGCCCATACCTGTTAAAGCAGACTCCACATCAACCAATGATGTCTTACCCGGTACAGTTGTTCGTTTAATTTGTTCTGACAACCTAACAACATCATCATAACTGTCGCCAAACAAAACCCTGCCTGTAGAACCTAAATCTTCAATGGCTTTAGAAAATGCAGACCCTTTAAAGGATAGAGGATCATCTGCTTTTGTTGATGTTCTTGCAACAGCATCAGAAAGCCATTCAGAAGCTAATTTTTTTCTAAAAGACTCTGCTACAGCAGCGCCATCCTGTCCGGGTTTAACATTGGCTTTAATAACTGCAAGTGTTCTGGTTAATGATTCTGGGCTTCCATTTCTAACAATGTTTTTTAGAAAATCTACATTCGCCATAATAGTGCCGCTTTTAACAGCCTCATCTAATCCAGAAAGACTAGCGGCGCTCTGCATGTCCTCTATAGCAGTTTTGCCTACTCTAAAAAATTTTCTAGCTTCAGGCAATTCGTCCGCAGCTTTCATCAATAATGAAAATCCTTCTTCATCTATTGATTTTCCTGCTAATAAAGCAGCGGATTCAATTGTTTCTTTTGTTAATATATTATCTAAAAGATTAACAGCCGTATCTAATTGATCCCCACCACCTCTACCTTTAAAAGTAAAACTGGCATTAAAAAGCTCTCTACGAAGATTATACAATTGTGTAAACGATGCTTTGCTACCCAAAGCGTTAAACCCATCAATTACCGCGCTCACAGCAACAGCCTCAGATTTAAGTTTTTGAGACACACCTTCCGCAGCCATGGCAGCTTTAAATCTCTGTTGCAAAGTTTTTGCTTGGTTTTTTAAGGCTGCTGTTGGTAAAAA